AAGGACGCCCGGACGACGGCCAGGTACTACTCACCGGAGGCGATCCGGGTGGATCTTGGAGAGGGGCGCAAAAGGCGGAAAAATTAGAGGAAGGATTAGAGGAGACGGGCTGGAACCCGCGCCGTTACTGGCCTGTCATATATTGCCCATGCAGACCACGAGAACGCGGATAACGCCCTGATTTTGTTTGCGAAACAGCCGCATAAAACGCCTCTAATATTGCGCCGCAACCGCATTATAACCCCCTGAAAACGCTACAACCGGGGTCAGGATTAGAGGCGCTTTTTGCCGGGATCACACCCGCGCGAACCAGCCCGTATATTTTTCGTTTACCGGTCGCGCCTCCATCCGCTCCAGGTAGTAGCACCCCTGCTGCGACTTGATGGCCGTCAGCAGATGCGGGATCAGCCCGTGCCCCTGAGCAGCCTCGATGGCGGCGATCGTCTGCGGCCCGCACTCGCCGTCCCTGAGCAGGTCGGGCCAGCGTGCCTGCTGGTTGTTGAGGCAGTTCAGCGCCCGCTGCAGATGGCTGACGGCCCGGTGGACACCTAGGTTGACCGCCTGGTCGAGGAGCTCGTCGGCCAGCGCCTGACTCGGGATCTGGTCGCCCTGGAATCTGTCCCAGAACTGCGCCCGATAGAAGGCCTCGACCAGCCCGCCGGGCCCGAGCAGCAGTTTGTCGTTGATCGGGCCGTGCTTGCGCATGGCATCGATGATCGGCCAGCCGCCCCATGAGGGGTGGTAGCGTCGGCTGATGCCGGCGTAGGTCTCGCCTCCCGGATCAGCCGAATCGTTGACATACCCGCCCTCGATGGCGAGCAACCCGGGCAGGGATTTGCTGAGGTCAGCCACTGCAGCGCGCCTGCAACGACCGCAGCCGCTCACTGACCAGCATGGCCTCCGTGGTCAACGCTCGGATGCCGGATGCGTCAAGGTCTCGATAGCCTGTCGCTCCATCGCCTGCCACTCCGCCTGCGTCGGTGGTGGTACCAGCAGAGCGGCCGGGATCACTGGCCGGACGATCTCTGGCGGTGGACACGGCAGCGGCTGGCGGGCACTGCACCCGGACAACAGGATTATCAATCCGGCGGTTTTTGATAGCTTCGATGATGGCCTGATAATCACGGGCGACTTCCTCCGCCTGAGTCCTGTCCTGGTCCCTGAGTGCCTGACCGTCCTGCTCCGCCTTCAGCGCGGCAGCCGCATACTCGGCCCGGATCGCAAGCAATGCAGACTTCCCGCGCTCGAGCTCGGCCTCGATCTTGTTGCTCTGCCAATTCCAGGCTGTCGCGAAGCCGGCAGCAAAGACAACGGCTACTGCACCCAAGATCGCAGCAGCTCGTGCGCCCGGCCACAGTGATGCCGGGATCACTGAATCCACCAGAGCGCCAGCGCAGCGAGCAGCATCAGCGGCAGGACGTGGGCATACTTCGTGTCCTTCGACCCCCACAGCACCGGGCCGGAGTTCGCGCCGTGGTGATGTTCCACGTGGTTCAGGAGTCGGTCGCAGAACTTGGCCCATCCGTAGCGGTCCCGGTTGTCATAGAACCACCGGCTCCACGTGACGACGGCGCCGCCCATCAGGCAGCGCGTTCCGTGGTCGAACAAATAGAGCACCCGCCATCGGAGCTGATCCCCGCTCCAGCCTTCGTCAAATAGCAGCTCGTCGAACTTCTGCCAGCCCAGCGCCCACAGCTTCAGATTCTCGATGTATTGCGCCATGCGCCTTCCTCCTTCGTCCGTTTGCCCATCTGCTCGGCCTGCTTACGATCCAGCGTCGTGCCGTGCAGCCGGTTCCAGCGTTCCCACCATGGCTCGGTCAGAGGTCTGCCCGGCTTCGCTCTCAGCCGCCGCTGGAACACGCCTCAATCCCTCCGGCAGATCGCTATATCGCCGCCCACCACGCCGTAGCCGTAGCTGTCCCAGATGCCCATGCCTTCGAGCAGGTGGCAGCGGACACCGCGCTTTGTCACGACACCGGTATCGACCAGCTCCAGATAGCCGTCTGGGGTCTCCGCGAGCCGGTAGAACGTCCGGCCCACCACCACCGCGTCTGTGGACTGCGGGCCGTCAGGGTCAACGCCAGCCGCTACCAAGGTCGGACCCGGCATCACTGGCAGCGATACCCGACCATCTTTCAGGACGGTGGAGAGCTTGTGGCAGTAGGTGCCGGGTGCCGGCAGCGTTTCAAAGGTCGCTGCCGGAGCTGGCACCGATGCACTCCCGACCGCCGCCCCGAACAGCCCCTCCGGTGTGCAGGTGCCCCACTCGATCAGCGTGCTGGCAATGTCAGCAAACGCCAGAGGCTTGCCGTCCGTGTAGGCCGTAGCGAACTGCCACGAGTACAGCAAACCTGCGAGCAGTAGGGTCACGCAGCCAGTCCGGCCAGCAGGACGAATGCCGCCACGGCTCCGAGCATGATCAGGGCCATCAGGAGCTTCTGGTACCTCATGCGCTCACCTCGCTACTGCCCTGCGATCCTGACCAGTCGCCCGCCGAGGATGTCCGCCAAGCTGTTGCCGACGAACCCGCACAGGAACGCGCCGAATGCGGTCTGAGTCGTGCCGATCCCGAGTGCCGAGGCCAGCGCCGGGAACAGCACCGGGATCTCTGGATATGCGAGGTACATCGCCAGAGCGCAGACCACGGCCAGGGCGGTCTCTGCCCACGACTGCAGGAAATACTCGCGCAGGGACACATACGTCCCCGCTCGCCTTGCGCCGACGATCTGCTTCAGCGCGTGAGCCGCGATTCCCAGCAGCAAGGCGATTACTGTCAGCATCATCAGTGCCCTGCCTTGCCATCAATCAACTGTTTCCAGACCAGCGACAGGAACGCCCACACCGCCGTCACCACGAACAGCGCGCCACCGAGAAACCCTTTGTAGGTGGTCAGGGTGTTGCTGAGTGCCTGCACCTTGTTGTTGAGGATGGCCATCTGGTTGCCGAGGTCATCGACCTTGGCCTCCAGGACCGCCAGATCGCTGTCAGTGTGTTGCTCAACTGCCATTGCACCGTGTTCCGTTGTTGGTTGTTTTTGAGTACCTCATGCGATCGTCACCGCAATCGGGCCGGCGAGCGTTGTGCTTGCCCCGGTCAGGACGTACAGATACCCGGTGCTGCCCGTCGTCAGGCCACCGCAGTTACCCTTGAGCGTGACGGAACTTGCTGACCATGCCGTATAGGGCTGAGGTTCCAGCATCGTGCAGGCGGCGAGCGTGTTGGCGTTGCCGAGGACGATTCGGGTAGATGACCCAACATCGAGGAACAGGTCGGTGTGGTAGATCCAATTGTTGCCGGTGTCCCAGTCGCGGATGTATCCGCCGAAATGGAACGCGGCCTCACCATCAGCCGGCAGTGCGCCCGCGCTGAATCGCTCATCGCCGTCATCGTTCAGCACTTCACGGCGACCGAGGCCAGCTATCGCCGTCGTCTCGAATAGACGGAGGAACCCGTCCGAGGCGTGCCGCGCAACGTACTCAACCCGAACCCATCCCGCGCGAGGATTCGCGGCTTGCAGACCAGACAACCCAGCCGGCAGTGTGTCGCTGTATTGCCACTCGCCGGTAACCATATCCCCCGTCGATCTGACCCCATCGATCCCGTGATACAGGTACGGAGAGTCCATGTAGTCGCCGCCGTGCCACTGGAATGAGCAGGGCTTCATCTGGTGGTCGTCTTCCCCTGCTCCGCCACCGTGGGCAGTGTCGTCCCACGAGGCATCCAAGCGCACGAGGAACGAGGCGTAGACTTCCTGCGGCATCGCTACTACGGGATAGCTCACTGAGCGCACGTTGTTGTACGGGACGGCATCCGCATTCGCGCGCTTGCCGACCAGGTAGCGAGCGAGGCGTGCGTGGGGTGTGCTGGCACGCCAGCCGGAATTCTGGATGCTCTGGCTTGCCCCTTGCGTGTAGTCAAACGTGGGCGTCGTGCCGTCGCCGTTCCAGTGAAAATAGGGCGCATTGACCGGCGAGCCGTTCACGGTCTTCGTGCCGAAGATTGAGCCCAAGCCATCCAACACGAAAGAACTGCCGTGCGTGAGAGTAAGCCCGACCGACACAACAGCTGCTGCCACATACTTGCTCGGCGTCGAAAACCAGCCCCGCCGCTCCCACGGCAGCGGTGATACCGGGCGATTGCTGCCGGGTTCATAGATTGCTTTCGCTACCACCTGACCATCGTTGTACAGTTGGCATATCAGCTGCTTGGGTGACGTGCTGCCGTTAACGTCGATACGGAGGCATGAGACAAGTGGATCGTTCAACGGGTCGCCTATAACCTTCTCCGGCTCCCCGCTATTGCTGATGTAGTGTATTTTGCTGCCGTCGTAGACACCGCCGTTGAAGGCATACGGGGCGAAGTCGCCATAGGTCGGCGGAACCTGCGGGTGATTGCTGACAGTGCCGGTGAACCACGCGCTCCAGTTTTCGGCATGATTAGATCCGTCAGCTACGTCAGCATGGTGTACCCACATCTGCAAATGCACGTCGCCTGCCCACGTCACCAGCACGCCGCTTGTGCCGTTGGTTTTCGAGTTCGCCATCAGCGACGCTGGCGTTCCAGAGTTGCGGGTAAACAACCGACTCCACTCATCAGGGCACCTTGGCTTCATCTCCTGATGATTCGGGTGCCCGGTCACCGCTGGGTAGGCATCGCAGTACGCCTTATCGCCAGCGGCCTTACCGAGAATCGTGAACGGTTTTGCTGCTGTATCTATTGCAGTGAGGATGTCATCTATCTGGTCATCGCCGTACCACGGAGAGACGCTACTTGCGTACAGTGCAGCCGGGTTGCTTGCAGTTGCCCGTGTTTCTGTTATCCCGTCCCATCCCATCTTGGTCTTGTCGTCTGGCGAAACCAGAAATGCGTCGCCGAAGCTGATCCCGACATGACGGGAATCAGTATCGAGATTGTTCAACGTGGCTGTGGAATTGAGATGGTCAAATAGCTGCCCCCATGCCATGGTAGCAGCGGCCCATAAATCGGGCTGGTTTTCTGGGCCGGTGCCAATGTTATAGGCGAATTGGTCGGTGAATTCGTGATCGCCCCATTGCGTGAGAATCATGTTGAAGTTTCGCAGCGCCCACGCCCGGTTAGGCTCTCGCCCGCCCTTCATGGGCAGGGTGGTAGCATCTTCGCCCATACCGAGCATTCCGTGGCTGTAGAACAGTCCAAAGTCGTAACCGTTTTGTGTGGTCTGCGGGGCGAGCGGGGTGCCCGGTGCGGCAGCCGTCCCGGCGCTCTTTTTTGTGGTGTCAACAACGACCCCAGCATCTGCGTAACCAAAATCATCCACGAACCAGATATAAGCCAACTCGCTCGGATTCTGCGATTGCCAGCGTTTCATGTAGCCATAGGCGTTGATGTAGCGAGTGCCTGCTGCCACTGCACTGTCATCGTTATCGTGGCCTAGCGCCCGAAGCTGATCGCAGCTCAGGCACCACAGCTTGTAATCATCGCCGGGTGCTGGGGCGGTGCATGTCGATATGCCATCCGTTGAACTGGCTCCTTCCACCACACCGCCCTGCGTGAGCGTGATGTAGTAGCGGGTGCCTGAGGTCAGGTCGGTCAGCGTGTGCCGCCCAATCCAGCAGACATACGTATTCCCCAAAGCGTCAGGCTGATCGGCGGTTCCACCAAACACCTTAGCGTCAGTGCGGTCGTCACAGTATTTGGTCAGCAGGCCGTTTGTTGCCCCGCTGCCCGGATTTGTGCCGCCGCCAGTCGAAGCCGTGACCGTGCGCGTGCTATGCAGACTCGTCAAGGCCGCATCGGTGTACACGCTGATCGTGATAGCTGCGTCAGTATCCGACAACACCACAACCGGAATACTGGTCGTGGTCGGCGTGCCGGACAGCCAGCCAATCAATCGGCGTGGAGCTGCCATCAGGTGATATTCCCTTCGTCGAGGTCAAACGCACCTAGCGTGCCCCTGTTCGTCCCCGCGTTCCACTCGCTCGGCAGTTGACCGCGACCGAAGAACACCTCCGGCAGCACACCGCCAATCGCACCTGTCGCGCCGGGGTCTTCGTCTGCCAGCACCGCCTGCAACTGCGCGGCATCGTATGTCTCGGTGGTGTATGAAATAGTGTCACTGACGGTCAGCGCGCCGGCCGACCACGCGCCAGTCGTCACGACGCCCGTGTCGGGATCGAACGTGCTGACAGTTGCGGTTGCTGCCGTCGTGCCGTTCGTGATCGTCGCGCCGACTACTATCGAGGCGCCGGGGTTAACAGTGAAATTTGTGTCGGTTGTCTTGGCAGTGACCGTCGCAAAGGCACCAGTCTGCGCGGTAACCAGCTTGATCGGATGACAGTCATCGGTCAGCCAGAGACGAATCTCCGACAGCTTGCCCCGGTAAAAGTTTGTACTCGAACCGGTGACAGCGGCTGCTGTCCCGCCGATTGCCAGGGTGTCACACGCCGCCAGCGGAACAGCGATGCCGGAAGAGAGCCATGAGACCGTAAAAGCCGGAGATGTCGCCCCGTTTTTATAGAACTGCGCGTAGCCGTTATTGTCACCACTATTCAGCGACAGAATAGCGATGAACTCATCACCAACGTCAAGGGTATTCCCGCCTCCTGAAGTGGTCGCACCGCCGCCGAACTGGCAATTTGCCTGACCGACGGTTGCGGCTGCGGCCTGACGCCGTAGTCCAACGCGGGTAGTTGCCCCTTCACTGATTGCCAATATGTGCTGGTTGTAAGCCCCGACGGCCTGATCCGTGCCCTGATACATCGGATGGCCAGTGCCGGGGTTATCAATTACGATCTTCCCCTTGACAATCGCCCGCATCCGGTAGGTGTCAGACAGCAGACCGGTTATATCCAGTGACAACATGTCCTTGACGTTGCCTGCGCCGAACTGTACATAGCGCGGGGCGTAGGCAGCTTCGTAAAGCTCCGCGCTCATCGAGTTGATGTCGGCCATCCAGTCGCAGATCACCTGACCGCCAGCGCGGAGCTGACTGCCGGTGCCGTCGTTCGGCGTGGTGCCGAGACCAAGCTCGGACGGGACAAGGGGAATGCGGGCCATAAATGCTCCTTAGCCCGCGATGGACGGGCGATGATCCTGTTTAGGTGATGGTGCCGACGCCGACGATGACGACATCGATCACGGCGGAAGCTGCGCCGGACGTGTTGGTCAGCAGCAGCTTGTCGGTGGTGTTGTTGACGACCGCCCAGCCGGATGCGGCCGGGTTGGCGAGCACGCAGAAGCCGCCAGCCTCGAGCTTGATGGTATCGCCAGTGCCGTCGTTCGGGGTCGTGCCGACGTTGAGCTGCGTCGCGCCGTTGTCCAGCAGGATCTGGTCAGCCGTCACTGGCAGGACCACGCAAAGAGCGGCCGCCACAGCCAGCAACAGCCGCTTGGCAACAGCGCCCAGGTTCAGGTCGGCTTCTACGAGAGGGATGCGGGACATGGTTCAATCCTCGGTGGTTGGGTCGATTATTGACCCGTAAAAGTTCACTTCAACTTGGCACGCAGGGCGGCGATTTCCGAATCGAGATCAGCGATCCGCTGGCGTGCGTCTCTGTCTGATGGCGTCAGCATCAACTCCCGGATGGCTCTGGGCTGCCGGGCCTCGATACGCTGGATCATCGACTGCAGTGCCCGCTGCTCGGCTTGGGCGGCGATCACTGCATCGGGCAGCTTCCAGCGCTTTATGGCGGCGTCCCATTCGTGCTGGACGCTCGGGGCTGGTGGCTGGTAATCGACAACATCACCGGTCTCGATGTCCACGCGCTGCGACAGGTGGTCGAGCTTGCCCTCGATGCGGGTCAGTCCGGGCCGGGTGTTGGCTTCCGCCTGCCGCTCCGAGTGGGTCACGGTCTCTGCCGAAAGCTCGCCGGTCGCTGGGTCGAAAAAAGAATAGGTTTTCATCGCTTCACCGCCGTCAGGCTGATTTCAATTTCGCCCACACTGAGCGTTGTTGGCTCGGTTGTGGCTCCTGCAATATAGACGTGCACATCTATGCCGAAGTAGGCGGAAAATCGCTTGTTTGCTGGCAGCGTGTAGGTTGCATTGAGAGTTTTGAATATCGGCCACGTCTCGCCGCTGTGGTCTGTCGGGTCCGATACCTGGCCAATGGGCACAGGCACTGCCCCGCTCCAATCCGCGTTGTGCTGGTAACCGACCGCATAGACCGTGTGATTGGACGATGCGATGCCCGCAGAAACTGCGGCATTGCCTGAGAACATGGCCGCAATCTGCAGCTCCACAGACTCGCTGCTATCGTTGTAGTAAGAGGCCGTGCCGGCCGGCAGGAAAAGCGCATTGGTATTGATTGGCCCGGTACGATTCTCGACCAGCGTCGATGATCCGGCGTTGGTGCGCACGATGCTGGTAGCTGCTTCGCCGACAAGCTGCGGCGTATCCACCTCATCCAGATACGCCAGCGCCCCCTGCGGTGACAGCAGCGTCTGAATCGTGGCTTCGTTGCCGGTGATCGCCTCAAAGCGAGGCTTGGCGAAGTAGACCAGGCAGTAGAAGTCGTTGGTGTAGTACTGATACACCCGCTGCATCTGCGTGGCCTGCGCTGAGTAGCGCATTTTGAACTCGGTGCCGTCGTAGATTTTCAGCCCGGTCTCTGGGTCGTAAAGCCCGGCAATCCCCGAATCACCGCCCGAGTAGCTGTAGCCGTGGATCACGCCTACTGACAGATACCACTTGTCGGCAACAATCCCGAGCGTCGCCGGTGCGCCGTACATGAAGTAAGGGTTGCTATCGACCGCCCCGGCCAGCGTGAAGGTGTTGTTCGGGTCGCAGCCGTGGTAGAACTGCGGCGTGCCGAGGCCGTTCCAGCGAACCCAGACGACCGACCGATAGCTCTTGCCGGGGTCGATTCCGGTGATGTCGCCGCTGTTGTCCCAGCCGCCATTCCCGGACGTGCCGTTACCGATGGTCCGCCACAGTGGCTCGCTCTGACCATATGGGCCGAGCGGGTGGCCCGTCGCGCCACCCAGCACGATGCTGCTTGGCGTGGGGCTAGTGATAGCCACGAAGTTTCCGACCGTGCCAGAAGCCCCGGCCCGCCAGCCGTCCACGTTGAGCTTGTTCGGGCCGGAGTGGAAACCACCAGCCACCATGCCGAATTTCACGGTATCGAGCTGACCGCCAACCGTGACCATGATCGCCTTGGCCCGCATCGGCAGGCCGTTCGCTGGCGAGGCATAGATCAGCACGCCGTCCATCAGGTAACGCACGGACAGGCCGTCATTGGTGATGCTGAATACGGTCTCGCGGGTGAAGGTCGGCACGGTCACTGTGCGCTGCGTGCCGAGCTCCCAGACCTGCGCGGTGCCTGATGTCGTCGTCAGCCGCCATGCATATTCGAGGGCGGAACTGGCCGTGCCGCTGGTCGCCGTGGTCAGTCCGATATAGGCCTCTTTCGCCAGCACCGAGCACCGGAACGACAGCGCACTCGACATGCCCTGCGTTTCCTTCGTGGTCGCTGCCGAGTCTTCGGCATTCGACCCCGACGCCTTGAAGATCGATTGGCCGAATACCGATGCAGTGCCGGCAACGGTCCAGATGTTCTCGGCGTTGTCCTGGTAAGACCCATCGAGCGGCAGGACCGTGGTGTATGGCGAGACCGCCGACAGATCCTGCTCGCCGCGCCCGTAGATGTTGAAGCTGGTGAACTTGAGGTACATCGTCGTGCCGGCGAGACCCGGATCGTAGGGAATCGCAGCCAGCCGGTCATCGATGCGCGCGAACGCCGCCCCGCTGCTGTGGCTTGCCGGGGCCGAGCCGTACAGGCCGCGTCGCAGGTAGGTCAGCGTGTAGGCTCCGGGTGCAGTCAGTGAGGCATCGCGGAAGGCCATGATCTCGCCGCCCACATAGATCATGTTGGCGCGCAGCCCGTCCACGTCTGCCTGCGTGCCGCCGGTCAGTTGCATGGTCGTGGTGGCCATGGTCACCGCAACCGTGCCGGCAGTGTCCGGGTCTGCATGGCTGGCGGTCGATGCGCTCAGGACGCCATAGCGGGATTCACCGCTGATCGAGCCGATCAGCCGATAGTCCAGGTCATCGAACGACGCCCACACCGAACAGCCGCCCCAGTTGGCGTCCGCTCCGGTGATGGCCACCCAGATTTCCGACCCGCCAGCCGGGCCGACCATGCGCGAAGGCGCGGCAAAAATCAGCGGGGCAGAGACATTGCCCGGCGCCACGTTGTAGTTGGCGGCGTAGCCCTGCGCCAGCTCCCAGTTGTACTGCGGGGAAGAAGCGATCCCGAGCGGCACCTCGTCCACCTCGATGGTCAGCACGTCATCCGGGTCATCCGTGATGGATGTAATCCGCACAAGCTGGTTGTCCAGCCCCAGTGTGCTGTCAGTGATGGACAGCAGGTCCATCGGTTCCAGCAGCGAATAATCCGGGCGCAGGCGGAAGCGGTAGGCATTCACCGTGTAGAGCTGGCGCTGCAGGATGATCTGCGCCACCTGCTTGGCCAGCGTGCCGGTCTTGATCGCGTGCAGGTTGATGGTCGGCATGACCCGCTCGCCGTTCAGGGCGATGTCGGCATCGTCCCAGGCTTCGGCAACGGCGGTGTTGTACTGGTGGCTGCGGTCCAGATACTCGATGCGAACCCGGTTGTACCGCTCGCTCTGCGGCTTGCGGATCAGCTCGACCGGCGGCTCGCCCGGCAGAAAGTCGTCATCGGTCAGCGCATAGACCGGTGCCATGTTCGGGGTATAGGTCTGGCCGTTGCCGGTCACCGCCTCGTCGGCATACGGGAGCACCTTCAGCACGCCCGCCGACCAGACAACCTCCGAGTTCGTGACGGCCATCAGCTCCTTCAGGAACTCCGCCGCCTGCCGCTGCGTCGTTTCTTCCGGGCTGATGAAGATCCCGCGCGCGATGCAGTAGGTCTGGAAGGAATTGGCCCCGGTGATCGTGCCGAGGTACGGGAACTGCGCGCCATGGCTGGCACTGCCGAGATAGTCGGCAAGGATGGCGGCCGGCTCTGCGTCGTCGATGCCGGAACCGTAGGGCAGGAAGCCAGTCACCTCGAATGACAGCGTTGGGAGCCCGGCGGAGTGCCCGAGTTCCAGCCCGCTCGATGCGACGTAGGCCGTGTGATCGTAGGGAATCGCCTGCGATGGGTTGTAGGTCGACAGGAATGACCAGGTTGCCTGTCCGCCAGCTCCGCTGAACAGCGTCAGTCCCAGCTCCGCCAGCGAGGTGATCGCCTTGTCTTCGTAGACCGTACCGACGGCCGTGATCGGCCCCTCGGCCAGCGCCAGCATGACGGCGGTGCGGTAGATGTATGACGTGCTGGTGACCCCGCCGCCGCCCTTGCCGCCCTGCTCCTGCACGATGGCGGTTGAGCGGAAGTTCCCATACCAAATCAGCGCACCCGGCACGCGGGCCTTGCCGTAGACCAGCGGGATCGTGTCGCCGTAGACCGACCGCTGAAGCTGGATGCCCTGCAGCCGCTTCTCGGAGGTGGACTGGGTTTTGGCCCCGCCGATCAGGCCGCTCATTCGAGCACCGTCCAGTAGCTGTGCAGCCGGTCTTCAAATGCGCGGCGCTCGACCACCTCAACACGGCCGGCGGGCTGGTAAGCATGGATCATGAGCAGCTCGTCGATGATGATGGCGCCATGCGACGCGGTACGCCCGAAGCGGAACATGGCCACGTCGCCGGCTTGTGGGGACTCGGTGCGCCGGGACTGGTCCAGCAGGAAGCCCATGAAGCGTTCTTCGTCGCGGTGCAGATACCAGGCACGCGGGTATGGTCGGGGGTCGAAGTCCGGCGCCACCAGACCCACCGCGCGGTAAACCTCCACCAGCAGCATGGCGCAGTCGACGCCGGCCGCCTTGACGCTCCCGGCATGGTGATACGGCGTACCGAGCCACGTCAGCGCCTCGACAACGATTGCGGCCCTCATCCGAGATACCACGCCGCCTGCTCGCTCTTGTTCTCCGGGCGCGGACGCATGTTTGACGGCAGGGTGGTGGTACCACCGTCATAGACCGTTTCCGGGGTTGGCACGTACGGGAAGCCGCGAAAGTGCGCGAGGTTGCCGAATTTGGATGAACAGGTGGCCTGCTTCTTGTCGCAGCCCAGCCGCACGCTGAAGGTATCGGCAGCGACCACGCCGGGCGGCAACGGCTGGATGAACGTCAGCCGGCCGAATGATGTCGTGTACCGCTTGACCATACGGGTCACGCCGGAGCACACCCCGGAGGTGAAGGTCAGCACGCCCTGATCGAAATGCCCGTTGATGTCAGTGAGGCCGGTATCGATGTACGTCCGGTCAGTCGCGACAGCACTCACCGCTCCGGCGGTCGTGTGGCTGGCTGGATTGAGCGTGCAGCTTGCATCGTAGAGCCGATGCACACAGCCGGTCTGGATGATGTTGCGCGGCATCTGCACGTTGAGCAGGGCCAGGTCGCTATCCAGCATCAGCTTGACGCTCATGCGGCCCGCCTGCACGTCAGCCACTCGCCCTTGAAACCACGGCACAGCACCCGCCGACACATCGCCCGGCGTGGCCATGAACAGCTTGTCCATCCGCACCCGGCAGGAATCCAGAAAGCCCCACCGGCACGCCTGCAGGAATGGTTGGCCGTTGACCAGCACCGGGGCGGAGGGGTGATCGATCTGCGGGGTTATCTCCAATTCCAGCGTCTGCACCTCGACCCCGCGTTTCGTGGCGATGCTGCCGCGCTTGATGAGCAGGCCCGTGCTGTAGGTGTTTCCCGAAACGGTCAGCGGGACATCGAAGGAGGTAAAACGGGCGGTGGCTGCAACCGGCTGCGCATAGTCGAAGGTGAACAGCTCCGCCTTGACGTACTGCCCGCCCGCCAGCACCAGACCCGGGGCGCTACCGCCGGCCATCTTCATAGCTTCACCGACAGGAAATCGATGGCCTTCGACTGCCACATGTAGGTCATGAACTGCGTCAGGTCCATCTGCCCGGACAGGAACCGGCAGCGGTAGTAGAAAGAGCCGGTCCAGGTCAGCGCCTGCCCGCCCAGCGGCGCAGAGGTGAAGGTGATGATGCCGGTCGGTCCCACCGTGTAGTGCGTGGAGACGGTCTGCAGGACGCCCATCTTGTAGATCAGGGGGGCGCCGTTGAGGTTCTGGATCAACTCCGCGACGCCTGGCCCGCCGCTATTCTGGTATCGCGCCACCAGTTGAAATGCGGTTGTTGTGCCGTCACCAGTGCCGAACGGTTCAGCCGTCACGGAGTTGAAATCAGGATCGTTGTACAGGAACGTATCGAACTCGCCCCGGCAGGCGTTGAATAGCCCTGCAATGGCCTTCAAATCGCTGGTGACGCCCGGGCGATCGTTCAGGTACTCGAAGGCAAGGCTGAACTTGATGCGCGGATACAGCGCGTGTCCGATGCGCGACTCCTTGCCGCTCAGCGCCTCGATGACGGTGGATTTCCAGACGGGAGACCGTCCCCGGTTCCATGACAGCCCGGGGAGCGCGGGGAAGACCAGTGAGGTCATGTCGCAAAGCCGCGCCGCGCGTGGCCACGGACCGCGCCAGCCAGCAGGGCCGCGTTACTCGGGCTCTTCAGCCACGACTCCACGCCGCGCGCGTCCCATGCGCTGATGTTGATCACCGGCTGCACGGCACCGCCACCACCGCCACCAGTCATGTCGCGCACCGCGTCGGCCAGGTCGGCTGGTAGCACCATTTCCCGCTGATGCAACTGGGTTACCGGGTTGACGCCGGCCGGAATGTCGAAGCCCTTTGCCGCCGCAACCGATGCCTGAAACGACATCGCGCCGGCATAGGAGGCCGCGGCCGCGCCCGGTGCCAACGCCGGACCGACAAACGGGATGGCAGCCGTGGCTGCATAGGCCGCCGCGCCCGCCTCGGCCGCGTGGCCGGCAATGATCGACGACGCCGTGACCTTGCCCATGATCAGCTGCTTGACCATCGAGGCCACCCACTGCACGCCCATCTGCACGAACATCTGGGTGATCGAATCCACCACCGAGACGAACAGACCGCGGACCCCGGTACTGAAGGTCTGCGTGCCCTTGAGCATCGCGTTTATCGAGCTGCTGAAATTGCCCTGGATGGCATTCGACAGGCTGCCCCAGTTCTTGCTCTGCTCGACGGTGACCTGGTTGTTCAGTTCGCGCAGCCGCTGGTTGTGCCCGCGTGTCAGTTCCTCGATCTGCGCGTGCAGTTGCGCAGTCTTCACCGGGTCGTCAGTCCCGACAAGCTGCAACTGCTGCTGTAGCGCCTGCTCGCGGATCGCGTACCGCTGCGCCTCGAAGGCCTGCTGCTGGGTGAGCAGTTCCGCCTTCGTGGCCTGGTTCAGCTCGACTTCCAGCCGGGCCGCGCTCTCGCGGGCATCGACTTCGGCAAGGGCTGCATTCTGGACCGTCTGCGCCCGGATCTGGTCGATCTGGGCAATCTGGTCAGCGGCCTCGCGCTTGAGCTGGACGATGTGGTTCTGGGCTGCCGCGTAGGCTTTGGACTCGAGCCCGTAGAACTCGCCGATCCGCTGCGCTTCCTTCTCGGCCAGAGCGATCTTGATGTCGTAGTTGTTGCGGGCGGCAGCTTCCTGGCCCTTCAGGTTCTCGATCTCGGCATCGAAGGCGTCCTTGGCGGCCTTGGCTGATGCTTTGGCCGCAGCGCGCGACGCCGCTGAATCACCAGAGCCGCCGGTCGATGTACTGCCCCCGTCTGGCGGCTTGATCGCGGTCTGCTTGCCGAACGCGCTCGACATCGCGTCAGAGACGCGGAGCTGGGCAGACTCAGCGGCCTTCACAACCCCATCGAAATAGGCGGAGCCGATGTCCATCATCTGCTGCGTGCCGGTCTGCCATGCGGCTTTGGCACCTGCGAAGTCGAAGCGCAGCGCCTTGCCGGCTACATCAGCTAGCGTAAGAAACAACACCACAATCTGTTGTACGTTCGCTTTGACGGCGGTCCAAACGGTGAACACCGCCACGCGCACGCCCTCAAAGGCTGCGATCAGCGCGATCATTGTGCCCTTCATGACCATAACGGCCTGTGGGCCGATGCTGGCAAACCAGTTGGCCAGCTCGGTCAGGATGGGCAGCAGGGCGTCGCCGATGGCCTTCTGCAGACCGTCCATCACGTCGCCTGCATCGTTCATCGCGGCCCGGTAGGCCTCGACGGCAGCGGTGTTTTCCTCACCGACCACCATGCCCAGCTCTTCGGCCTTCTTCTTGGCCGCGTCCTGCGCCTCAGCGGTCAGGCGCAGCGTGGGCGCAACCGACTCCCAGGCCTTGCCGTAGATCTTCACGCCCTCGATGTTGCGGTCCGTGCCTTCCCGGAAGGTCAGCAGCTTCGCGTTGACATCGGTCATGATGTCCATCGTCGAGCGGAAGTTGCCGTTCGCGTCGCGGGTCGCCACGCCCAGACCACCGAAAGCCGCTTCGTTGCTGTTCAGCTTCTGCGTGATCTTGCCGGCCGCGTTGGAGAGCTGTTCCTCCGTGACGTAGACATCACCGAGCGCCATCTTCAGGACTGACGCCTGCGTGGCCGAAATGCCGAGCTGCTTGCCGAGCTTGGTGGACTCAACCGCCAGATTGACCGACGCGGCGACAGACTCACGGAACGCGGCACCACCCGCAAGCACGGCAGCGAAGGCCGCCATGGCCACCTGCGCCTTGCCGAGCGCCGCCTGCAGGCTGCCGAAGCTCGACTGCATCTGACCGACGGCATTCTTGACCGAGGCCTGCGCACTCGCCAGAGCCGCATTCAGCCCGGTCGGATCGCCGGTAATGCCAAGGCTGATGTCTTTGTCGGTCATGGTTTCTTCGATGCTCCGGAAAATGCCGCCAGCGTGGCCAGCAGCGATTCAGCGTCGTCCTTCTTGTTCCGTCTCACGGGCTTGATGCCGAGGTAGGCCTGCACCATCAGGTTCAACGGCGGGCACTCGTCGCAGTACTTGTTCCAGGCCAACAGCCGGGGGATGTCCCACTCGTTCCAGATCTGCGCCCACGAATGGCCGGTTGTAGCGACCAGGTGAGCGCCGATATGGTCCCAGTCAACCGGCCCTACGCTTTTCCCTTGCTGTCGCCCTCCGGGAAGGAGACGCCCATCAGGGCATCAATCACCGGCTTCGTGTTGCGCAGGTCGATCAACTCCCCGACATCCGCCGGGGTGATCTCGGGGTAGTTGCGCTTGAGTGCTGCGTGCACGAGGTCGATGACCGCCGGGGCCATGTCCGCGATGTCCATGCCGCCCGCCTGAATGGCGGACAGCTTCGGGCCAAGCCGGATCACGTCGCCCAGCGACAGCGCGGGGATCACCCGCACATCGCCGCCAAAGTCGAACTCCACACCTGGGAACATGCGTTACTCCGAGGTGCCGTAGGTCATGACGTTGCCGGCCGAATCCGCGAAGGCCTCAAAGTCGAACTCCGGGATATTGAAGTCGTCCTGCTTCGTGGCGATCGACAGCTTCGTGCTGATGCACTGGGGCAGGCTGATAATCAGGTTCTTGCCCTGGTACGGCAGCAGCAGGTCGCACCGGAACGCCGGGGCATACCCCATCGGCTGATTGATGATGGTGCTGTTGGTCGCCGTGGTGGACGTGGCGGTGTACTTGTAATCGATGAACACCGTGTTGCCCGTGTCGGCTGCGGCAAACACGTACACGCCAGCCGAGACGGTGTACTGGCCGGTGGTCGGAGCCGAAGCCACCCGCACCATCGGCAGACCGCTGGAATTGCGCACGCCCAGGTCGGCAGACCAGGTGCCGGAGCTGGGGATCTGCACATGGGTCGCATCGGCTGCGGTTGAACTGACCGTCAGAGTGAACGGCGTGGCCGGAATCGCCTTGCCGACCGTGTCATAGATGTCGTTGACGATGCCGGCATTCAGCGTCTGGCCGAAGAAGATCGAGTTCCACATGCGCCCGGAGATCTGCGCGGCCTTCGCCTTGCCGCTGACCTTGCCCTTGCCACGACCGACCGCAATCGGAAACTGGTTCGAGCCGTGCAGCATCTTGTTCTCGAAGCTGATGTCGAGCGACACGTCCTGCAATGCGCCGAACTGCACCGGGGTCGGGTTGCTGATCGCCGTGCCAGACGAATCAGAAAGCGGCGTGCCCCAGAGAATGCCGGCACCAAAACTGTATTGCGCCATGTGTAGTACTCCTTCCTCGATGATTGGCGGGGGGCCGTAGCCGTCCCAGGTGTAAACGGTAGAGTCGAAAGTAACGTCGGTTTGGTCGAAGGTCGTCATTTACCGGCCCTCACGCCTGCACCGCGAGGGTGCTGGCAGGTGTCATGTAGCGGACGACATAGCGCAGCTCCACGGCCAGCGCGGTCTGGTCGGCCTGCTCAAAGTCAAACTTGGTGGACGCCTCGATGATCCGCGCGCAACGGCCGCCCAGCGTCTGATTGGCCATCAGCGCAGCGTGCACGGCCTCGATGACCGGGTCTGATACCTGATCGGGTATCGCGCCCCTGCTGATCACCGTGAGCGTCACGGTCAGATCGCGAACCGACAGCCCAGGGGCTGCACCGCGCAGCTCCACGGACTCATCTTCCGGTCGGATCACGAGCACCACGCCTTCAGCCCGCGTGACCGGAGCCTCGCGGGACCGGTACGCCGTCGCGCCGGCAACGCCATCCAGCAGAGTCTTGATCTGCGCAAGGATGGATTCCCGAATCGTCATGCCTGCAAGGTCGCCGTGCTGAATACGCCATCGTCAATGGCTATGACCTGCTGCACCGTGAAGGCTCGCCCGTCCACTGTGATCGAGTCGCCGTACTTCAGGCCCGGCAGGCTGGTCGTGACGAACTGCATCAGGTAGTCCGTGGTCTGCGCACCACCGGCGAACAGCTCACGGTCGGCCGCATCCAGAACGACCGTGGCCACGACTGCGCCATAGACGCAGACAACGCCGAAGTCGTCGAGGAATACGTCCAGCGGCTCGGTGAGCATCGGTTATGAGGCGTATTTGGCCGTCGCGTGCATCGATGCGCTGGCAATCGCCGGGCCTGTGACGATTGTCCCCACGTACCGGACATAAGCCTTTGTGACGGCCTTGCGCGGGACGGTGATCTTCTGGATCCCGGCGCCTGTCGCGGCCGTGAACGTCGCGCCGGTGATGTCGGCTGCGCCCGTGCCGCCTGCATCGTCGCATTCCTGGATCTTGCCGGTAATCGAACCGGTCAGCGCCCCGAGATGCTGGGTAAACAGCAAATCACCCTCGATGCCGGTGACCGCCACACCCGTGCCGGTGGCGGCGGCGGTGTTGGCCGCGCTGGCCGGGGCAAGCAGGACAACGGCGGTACAGGCCTGTGCTTGGTTATTCCGCATTTGAGTCTCCCCTGGCGCGAGCTACCCGCTGCGCCGGCTTCGGTTGTTCATCTTCCGGCGTTGCGCGCCGGGCCTTGTTCGCGGTGATGAGTTCGACCGCAAGGCTGGAATCCTCATCAAGGACTGTTCCGGCCTTTATGACGGTGGTCTGCCCTTCACCTGTTCGCTTGATGTAGGACAGCAGCACCCTGATCCGTATGGTCTTCATTGATACCTCGGGCAAAAAAATGGGGCCGGCGGCGATGAGCTACCGGCCCCGAGGGTCTCAGGGGATCAAGTGATCGACGTTGCCAGGCTGAACGCGGCACCGTAGCGGAGCGCCACGTCGATGCTGGTGATGGCGCGGATGCCGATGATGCCGGCCTGGAAGTTGGCATACGGGTTCACGTCAACCTGCAGCACACCCCACTCGCCCACGATCACCTGCGACCAGTCACCGAACAGCATGTTGGCCGTCGGGAGCTGCAGGGACGACATGGCCTGGAAACCGGCCATCGTGCCGTCCCAGACGTTGCCGGCCCACAGCGGCGTGTCGGTGTTGCTGAACCGGGCGCGCTGCATCATCAGCGCCGCGACGGCAGGCGTGGTGACGTAACCACCAGCCGCCGGCATGACGTTGGCTGCAGCGACATCAGTCTGGAACTCCAGCACGCCCGCGTAGGCGAGCGAGGTGCCCGTGACTGAGCCGACGCCGGAAGTCCCGATGATGCCCTGCGGCTGACCGCTGCCACCCGAACCCGAGATCACGCCGCTGTCAACCGCCGTTGCGGTAACGGCCGCGAGATCAGCGGTAACCAGCCCCTCAGCACCCGGAGACGACTGCAGCAGAAGCTGCCGGCTGATCTCGGTGTAGGCGCCGACCGACTTCGGCGAAAGCGCGACCTGTTGGAAGGTCTGCGCCGACTCGGTGATGGTCGAGGCTTCGTTGGCGAGCCAGACCGCAGTTGCAGCACCACTCTGGCGCGGGATCGTCACATTGCCCTGCAAACCGGGCAGGCGACGGGCGCCCATGCGATATGCGACCGACCGATTCCGCAGGATGTCGATGAAGCCGACGTTTACGGTATCGACCAGGTAGCCACCGGCACCAGCACTTGCGGCCGTCAGGTCGCGAGACAGGCGCGACACCGGCACTTCGACCGGACGGGTCATCACATCGTAGGGGATGAAGAACGTGTTGGGGTCGGCCATCTTCTGCAGGCGCTTGGCGATCTCGCGGGTACACTCCAGCTCGAAGCCAGCCTGCGTCCAGTTCTTGTCGGCCGCAGCCTGCACAGCCCGGAACAGGCTGAACTGACGAACCTCACGCGGCGACAGGCCGAGATCGGTGACGGGCTTGGCGTTGACCTGCCGCTGCTCGACGATCTTGAGCAAATCCTCGGCGACTTCATCGATGCTCTGGCCAGTGCCGACCCAGTGCAAACGGACGCTTTCGTCGATCTTGTTGGCGCGACAGAGCTTCTCGATGGCACTGATGCGCTGTTTCTCGAACTCGCTGCCGGCACGTGACTGCTCACCCGCTACGATGCGGGTATCTTCGGCGCTTACGCCCGCCGAGGCATTGGTTACTTCAGGCATGGTCGTGGTCTCCTCGGCGATTTCCGCCAGTTGTTTACGTCGTGTGAGCCAGGGCGCGGTATGCGCCTCAGCGGTTTTGGTTTCTGTCGTGGATACAGCCGCGGGCTGCGCCTGCGTTGGCGCGCCTTCCGCCTCGCGGCCGACACCGACGGTCGGATCAGCAGGGACGGTGACGAGGCTGTTTTCGTAGGGTTCCCAGTCCATCACGCGGAAAACTGGTGTTTTGTCGGCCGCCCGCTCAATCGGCTGCCCGTGCGCCTCATCGAGCGCACGCAGGAACGCGGCCCGGTCATGCGTGCCGGTCTCCGCGAAACGCCGCATGACGCTGCGGAACTGGCGGCAGTCGTGCTCGATGTGAAGCTCGGCGCCGTCCTTCTTCGTCGTGACCTCAACGATCTTGTGGATGATGTAGCCGACAGATGCTTTGGTCAGGACACCGGACTTGACCAGCGCGATGGTGTCGCGGCCGTCCTGCGTGGCCGCCGTGAGGCGCACGGTGCCGCGCACCTTGCCATCCTCAGCGACGACCGAACCGCCGACATGCACGCCGCGCAGTTGGTTCCAGTCATGGTTGAAGAGCACTGGCGCGTCATCGTTCAGCCGGTCCAGGCGCACCGATCCCGGCTTGCAGTCCAGCACCTCGATCCCGAACCAGCGTTCATAGGGCTGCTCGGACGCGAAGGCCATGTCGACAAGGCGGTCGCCATCCTCTGAATCAGCATCTGTCGCCCGCGCCTCGATCTTCGCGAACCGGTTTAGCGTGAGTTGCTTCATGGGTTCCTCACAAAAGAAAAAACCCGCTTTTGCGGGTTCTGGGCTTGTGCGTCTGTGTCGTCCGCCTCGTCGGGCGGGTCATCGTCTGGCGGGGGCGGCGGTGGGTCTTCCTTCGCGTACATCTCCGGACTGGTCTCAAACACCAGCCCGAGGCCGTCCATCATTTCCAGTTCGTCGGCCCGCTCGGTCATCACGTCTTCGATGTCCTGGCCGCCCGCCGTCTCAGCGATCACCTGGCTCACGGTCTTGAAGCCGGCAGTGACGGCTTCACGATAGGCGGTGACCTCCTTCGTCGGATCAACCCACGACCAGCCGCGCGGCTTGAACCGCACCTGCTCGTACTTCTCGATGTTCATCGCGTACCCGGCCGGGGTGATGCCGGGGATCGCCTTCGACAGCGCCGCGGCCTGCATCCACTGGCGATGCAGCGGCTCACGGAATGAGCGGATCCACCAAAGCTGCAGCGCCCGCCAGCAGTCGCGGTCATCCAGCAAGGCCAGCCGCGAAGAGCTGTAGTTGCTCTGCGAGTAGTCGCGCGACAGTGATTCGTATGACACGTCAGAGCCGGCAGCAACCTCCCGCAACATGTAGCGCATGAAGGCATCCATCGCCGCATTCGGGCGATTGGGCGCGATCATCTGGAACTTCTCGCCGGGTCGCAGGCGCAGATTGATGCCAGGCTCGATCTCGTTCTGGTAGGTGCCATCGTCCTGGAGCTCGTCGCCGGCTCCGGTCGTGTCTTCAGACTCGGTGACGCCGAGGTAATTGGCAGCCCCGCGCGCGGCGATGATCTCGGCCTCGCTGTAGCCGTCCATGTCGTTCAGCTTGCGGGCAACGGCGTGCAGCCATGGCTCTCCGCGGGTCTGCGGCCAGCGCGTCACGACGCGAACATGGAACATGTCGGCGGCCGGGACACGGATGATCTGCTCCGGGCCGACATCCCGCAGCCAGCGCACCTCGTTCGGGTGGCGGGATCGGACGTAATAGGCCACCGGGCGATAGAATTCGTCCATCTCCACGCCCATGCGCACGCTCGCATTGGCCACGGATGGGCTCTCGTATTCCTCGGCGATACGCTCCGCCTCGATCAGTTCCAGCGCGAGCGGGATACCCGATCCGCCGAAGGGCCGACGGTGGATCCGGATGAAGGCCTCGCCGGTCTCGAACACTTGGGCCATGGCTGCCCGCTCGAGGTCAGCAAAGTGCAGCGTCCCGCCCGTGTGGCAGTAGTCCGCGCGCGACCAGGCCCGCCACGCGGTTTCGATTGCCGTATTGACGCCCTGGTGCATGGCGCTGCGCGTGTTCTGCACCTTCGCCTGCAGGCCGATGCCGGTCCCGATCACGTTGTTGACGATCAGGGTCCGGGCGCGGCGGCCATAACCGGCATCTCGCACCAACTGCCGCGACCGGGCACGCAGCAAGCGCAGGCTGGTCACCAGCTCTGAATCTGCTGATCCGTTCGATGTCGTCCAATCCGCGGTCAGCCGGGACTGACGCGCGGCTGCGTACATGCGGCTGTTTCCGCGCGGTTCGGTGTGCTTGTGCTCCGCTGGCGTGCTTTTCCGCGCGGGAGTGCTCAGGACTGCTTGGCCGAGCGGCGTCTCATACCAGGGTTTATCCACGGCTGAACCTCACATAACTGCGCCGGCTGTCGGGTCGCCCTGCCGCGCCTTCCTCGGCTTGGCACTCGAACTTCAGCCGCGCCCGCTCGGCCAGCAGGTCGCTGCGGTCCCATCGGTCGAGTGAGCGACCACCAATCTGGTATCGGGCCGCGGTCAGATTGTTGGCGTTCAGCAAGTAGGCTTCAATTGCATCCAGCATCTGCCGGGCAATCGAACGAGACTCGCGGGCGCCAGCGGCACTGAAGTCCGGCTGAACCTGCACTTCGCCGGATGCGGCCAGGAATCGCGTGCTGCCACTGGTGACGTATGCCTGCCAGCCATAGCGGCCCGCCGCAATGCTGGCGGTGGCGGCAGCTGCTTTGGTGATGACGAACGACGACCCGCTGGCAACAATGTCCGCACCGCTGACGGAAAACGACGAGGCGGCGTTCTTGAAGTGATAGGCCAGCGTCCACGTCACGGCCGGATAACCGGCGAACTCGCGCGTCCACGTCCACGTGTTGCCTGCGCCAAGTTCAAGCGGTTCGGTGTTCATCGCCAGTTGGTTGTCCAGTTACGTCTGTGCGTGACCGGCTGCCGCTGTGGCTGCCGGAATGTTTCAGCCGGTGACTGGTTCACAGTCTCGGCCTGGTCGGGTGTCTGGGGCGGCCCGGCGCTGTCGAGGTTGGCCGCCCGCCGTCCCAGCAGGGCCGCACCACCGCGACCGATCATCGCCGCGAAGGCATAAACCCAGCAGTCAAGCGCCTCCTGCCTGACGCCGGTCGAGCGCGGCTTCCACGCCTTCACCTTGCGGCCATTGACCTGCCGGTAAACAAGCGTCTCGCTCGTGAGCTGGTCCAGATATTCTTCGTCGGTCGCCGCATCAAAGTGCGTGTAACCCGGGCCGGGTTCCTTCCCGTGCTTCAGTTGCCCGTAGAGCACATCCTTGATCGTGTCGACACCGACCGGCCACACATCGAGGCGTTTCTTCCCGCCCCTGCTGGCTCGCTTCGGCCACGCCATCCGACCCGGCCCACCGATGCCCTTGATGGCCCACACTCGCCGGCCCTTCCGGGCTGCGCAGTACGTGTAGACCTGTTCGGTAAAGTGGCCGCCGGAGTCCACCGCGCAGGCCTCGCAGATCAGCGTTCGGCCGTCGTCGGTCGTGAACCGTTCCGCCAGTAAGCCGTCGTGATCTGACCAGACGCTGCCGGATCCGGTATTACCCGGCCCACCGCGCAGGATGTCGTGCTTGATGCGCCATTTCTCGCCGTCGCGCCCCCACCCCCAGAGCGTCGACTCCAGGCGGTCGTCCTGAACGTCGGTTCCGCGGGTCAGCATCACGATTCCGGCGGGCAGGCTGGCAGCGGTGTAGCTTTCCCGTCGTGCCGCCAGCCCCTTCGCGTCGACCATCTCGCCGCGATCTTCCCAGGTCTCCCCGAGCGCGGTGTTGATGAAGGTCTGCAGGGTCTCCGGCAGCTTCTTCGCCTCAAGGAACGACCGCGCCATCTCGGCCCACGTCACCCAGGGCGAGTACAGTTCCGAAATATGGAACCCGGCGATGCCCGTCGACGGCCTCGATGCCCGCCACTCGCCGCGGCGGAGCATGTCCAGCTTGTCCGTATCCACAATCAACGCCGCGCAGTGCGCGCAGGCATAGGCTGCCGTCTCCGGCCTGTCGTCCGTCCAGCGCACCTGGCTCCAAACCAGTCGCTGAAACTCGCCGCAGTGCGGGCACGGTACGAAGAAGTACCGCTGATCTGACCCCTCGAAGCCGGCTTCAATACGGCTCGATCCCTTCACGGTTGGCGTCGATCCTGCCAGCAGCTTTCTGTTCCAGAAGGTCGCCGCCCGCTTGCGGCCAATACTTACCGGGTCACCCTCTGTCCCTGCGGAGGTCGGGAAGCGGTCAACCTCATCGAACAGCAGCACCCTGATCGGCCTCGACGCCAAGCCGCTCGGCGAATTCGCCCCGGCCATCGTGATGTGGCCGCCGGGGAACGATTTATGCAGCAGCGTGTTGCCGGAGTCCCGCGATCGCGGGTCTGCCACCTTTCCCTGCAGGCACGGCGTATCCCTCAGCATCGGCGCCAAGCGGTCCTTTGACCACGCCTCTGCCATCTCCAATGTCGGCTGAACCAGCAGGATCGGGGCCGGGTCTTGATCCACGTGGAACCCGATCACGTTGCCGAGGATTTCGGTCCAACCGACCTGCGCCGACTTCATGACCCAGATCTCGCGGATCAGTGGATCGGCGACAGCATCCATGATGCCGCGCTGGTAGGGCGCTCGGTCAGTGCGCCACTGCCCCGGCTCGGCGCTGCTTTCCCGACTTAGCCGGCGCCTTGCGTCTGCCCACTCGCTTACGGTCAGCCGTGGTGGCGGCTGCAGAATCCTCGCCGCCCGACTCATCAATGTCAGGGCCGTCGAGATCTGCAGGCTCCGCTCGATGAGCGGCGGCCTCGGCGAGAATTTCAGTGATCTCGTCGGTAAGGCGTGATCTGATTGCATTCGAGTCCTGGATTACCGCCAATTCAGCAGCCAGCTTTGTCGGTACGGACAACATCCGCGCCCGAATGCCCACCAGCAGCATCTCCCAGGCCCGATACACCAGACCAACATCGAGGAGCTGCCCGCTCCTGACGGCGTTTTCGAGTGCCGTCTTGTTCGCCTGCTCGAACCGTAGCCGGCCCAGCTCGGCTTCAGCGTCGTAGCCATCCGCCTGGCTCCTGCTGCGGAGGTGGTCGACCACGCGCGACAACAGCCAGCGGCGGTCAGCGCGACCCTTGCCCTGGCTGACAATGTCTGGATCCAGCCCTTCCAGCTCACGGGCCAGCGTGCGCCGGTCGACGCGCAGCTCGACAGCCAACCAGCTCAGCGTGCGGGGCTCGGCGATCATCCGCCTAGTGGTGGCGCCTCAGCGCCTCTGGCGCTAGACGAAAACCGCGGTCTTCGTACCCGCCCCCCCCTGACGGCAGGAGGGACCCGTCGAATTTATGAGCGGCGATCACTTCCCAAGCCCAACCGCCCGCAACTCCTGCATCAGCACAACAGGGAAGCGAGCCTTGATCGCTCCCTTCAGTGCTGCTTGCACGGTGTTGTTCACGAAAGCCTGCGGAATGCTCGGGCCGAACAGTTCCCTGATCGGCAGCCTACTGCGCACCCGCTTGCCATTGCGCATGACCCAGCGATTGACCTCGCCTTTGTGCACGAACACGCCCCGGTGGCCGGTTGGCATGGTGGCGATAAAGCCGCCGGGGATCAGCTTGCGCCCCCGTAGCACGGATACCGTGACGCCCTTGCGGGTCTGTCTTGCGCCGTACTCGATCAGCGGTATCGGGCTGCCGCTGGCCCTGACGATCGCCGTGAGGTCGTGCTTGGTGGCACGAATGGTCTTTATCGCTTTCTTGATCGCGCCGACCTTCAACCCATAGCCCGCCTGCTTGATCTCGCGCGCAGCCTCGGCACGGGCCGTTGTGGCAACCTTGTTCAATGCGCGAGGGATTGCCTTGCGTGCCTGCTCTGCGGTCACGTTCAGCTTCCTCAGCGCCCCGCTGATGTCGGCCTGCACGCTGATCTTGATCACTCGATCACCATGCCCGCACTGCCGCTTGTTGTCGAATATGCATGGTCAGATATTCACATCAAGTTATTTCACGCGGTCACGTTGAGCGCGAAATGCAGCGCCCAGCGCGCCCGGTCGAGTATCCGGCAATACTGTCCACGGTGCATGTGAGCCATCCGGGCTTTGACCTCCAGCGGTTCGGCTCGGAAGTATTGGACCAGGATCACGCGGCGCTGTGGGCTGGGCAGTTTGGCGACCAACTTATCGATGGTCCAGATCGGTTCTGGCACGTCGATGCTGATGCTGCCATTGGTCACGCGGTCTGGCCTGATGCCCAGCTCGTGCCACTCAGCCATGCGCGCGGTGAGTGAGACTGCTGGCCAGCCGATGTTTGATGCTTCCCGCCGTGACCATGTGGCCCAGGCACACAGCCTGTCTTCGAGTTCATGGAGTTCCGGTGACAGTCGCCGGCGGCTCTCATCAGACATTCAGCGGCTCCCTGCGTCGACAATGCGTTGAATCTGGTTGACCGCTTCCGCGCTTCTGACCTGGGCGGGCACGAAGCGCAGCACGCGCCAGCCCGCCTCTGCCGCGGCGTTGTACTTGTCGCAATCTTCCCGGAAGCCGCGCGGCTGGGTGTGCCGGCCCTGCACCCACTCACCGCCCTCCACTTCCACGGCCAGCTTCAGCGCACTGAACGCGAAGTCAAACCGCCAGCGCCGGCCGAGATGCTGGGCGAACTGATGCTCGCGCTCCCAGCCGGTGATCCCCTTGAGCTTCAGGTGCGCTTCCAGCAGGTTCTCCCACCGCTCGCGCATCGCCTTGCGCCGGGCTCGGGTTACCGCTGATGCCGTGGTGGGCTTCATCCCTGCGCGCTCTCCCGCAGGCGGAAACCGAGCAGCGGCCAGACCTTCTCGACCGCCTTCTTGCGGGCAATCTGGCGACCGATCTCGGCGTCGAAGTTCTCGGGGCTGGCGCAGGCCGACTCGCCGGTGACGGTGAAGCCGTTGCGCAGGATCAGTACGCAGAAGGTCAGCAGAGCCAAGGGGGGGAGCGGATCGCAGCCGTATCGGGCGTCATCGCCGGTTCGAGCACCGACAACGCCGTTCGCCGCCGTGAAGTAATACTCGCTGGCGATCTCCGCCTCGATGTCAGCCGCCGTGACTCGCGGGGCGGTCAAGCCCTTGGCCTCGATCAGCTCTCCGATGGTCTTGTTCATGGTCGTGTCTCCCGTTTGTTGTTGGTAAGCATCAGTTCGAGCCGAGCCAGCGCATTCCATGCGAGGTGGGCGGCGTGAGGCAGTCCGGATCCAGCGTCGGCCGGCTCGATCGGTTCCGCAAGGAAATGGCGAAGCATCGCTTCGGTATAGCGGGCCTGACCGTCGGGCACTGACTGCCAGCCGTTCGGTGAATACTTCGCCGCGCCATGCGTGGCTACCCTGCCAACCATCTCCAGCGCGCGAGCAAAACCGTGGAACACCAGACTGAGCTGGGTCTTGCCAGCGTCGAGCTTCGCGCCGGGAACATGTGCCGGCGTTCCACGTGGATCAGCCTCGGTCTTCCGGACCTGAATGTCCTTCAGGGTCTTCGGCTTCGTTGGCGGGATCGCCTTGCTCTTGCAGTCCTGGCATGTGCGCTGTGCGTTGCCGGTTGGCACGTAGTCCTTGCCGCACTGGAAACAGCGGCGGGTCTTGCGGGCTTCCGGTTTCGATGCCGCCCTCGTGGTGGCCAGCTTCATCCGCCATCGCTCCTGCTCGGCGACTTTGGTGCCGTGATCCGCGCAGTATTTCCGCTGGGCGTTCGATGGCTCGAAGACCGTGGTGCAGCCGGGATGCTGGCAGGTCTTGCGCGTCTGAGCCGGCGCGTCTTCGTACTTCGGGAAACCGGGATCTCCGGGCCGCAGGATCTTCACTGGACCCGCGCCATTGGTAGCCCTGCTGGACTGACCGGCCGACATATCCGAGTCTGGCAATCCGCTTCTCATCGACTATCCCTCGTGGTTTTCTGGTCTTCACTGCGGCGCATCCGCACGGTGTACTCGGTGAGTGATTCGCCCGTGAGCTTCTCGAATTCCTCCGCCCACTGCGCACGGCTCGGCCATGCGTTCCTCACCAGCATTCGCACCGCCAGGTGATACCGGCGTTCCTGGTCGTTGGCGTGGGTGTAGAACCGGGTGCATTCTGGGCAGGTAAACACCCCGCCTCGTTCGGGTGTGGCGGTCTGCATCAGCGTGGCCATGCCAGCGGTGTCGAGCTCGCTGCCGGTCATCGCTTACTTCGCCACCGTGAGCACGGGCGGCTTCTCGATCGCCCGGCCCTGATCGGCGATGAACGGGGTGCGCGGTATATCCATCACCTTCATGGCCTCCACTTCCACCTTCGCGGAGTTGATCAACACCTGGGCGACCTCGGCGATGGTCTTGGCGCGGTCCAGTTCCATCGGGGCATCGTTGTCGCGCAGGCTCTCGATGGTGGCGAACAGGTGGTCCCTGAGATCACTGATCTTGTTTTTCACGGCGTTCCCTCTTGTTGATTTGGCGCACCAGAACAGCCCTTGTCCGCACCAGAGAAACGATCTCCTTCGGGTAGCGGTGGACGCTGTTGCGGCGCATGTTCTCTGCCCTCGATAGCAGCTCGAGGTTATCCAGGCAGACGTTCAGGCGGTTCCCATCTTTGAACACGACGATGTGCCCTTCTGGGATCCGCCCGTGAGCCTGTTCCCACACAATGGCGTGAACGGCTTTCCAGTCGCGTGGTGTGTAGCCGGTGTCAGTCAGCTTGCGCTGCAGGATGCCGTCCCTGGTCACCCGCTCGCTACCAATCGGCAGCCACGTGTGCGGCCTGGTACCAGGCTTGAATTGCGTCGTGACGGAGAGGCCACCGGATTGCCAGCCCTTCATGCCGGCATTCCACGGACGCTGGCCCTTCGCGAACCGGCAGGCGGCGCCGGTACTGCCATCGAGGCGGTTTGCCGCCGGGCTCGACAGATACTCGGGCGTTTTCCGGAGGCCCAGATCGTTGGCACGACGGTAGATCGCCAGGACCGTGCAACCGATTTCCTCCACCAGAGCCTTCGTGACCTCGTGCGGATACCGTCGACGAAGGATCGCGTCCTGCTCCGGTGTCCACCGCACGCCCCTCATGCCGCGCACCGCTCATACGCCGCAATCAGGTCGTTCTGCATCTCGAGCAGCACCTGCTCAGTACCAAACCGCGCCTCGAATTCTGGCCGGTCGTGCGCGAGACTGGGGCCGTAGATCCGGGTGGCTGCTGCGATCGTCAGTTGCGCGATATGCCCTGCAATCCGGGTGGTCGGTGGTTCGCCAGCGTGAAACCACGGGTGCAGGTAGATCGTGGCGTCATGCCCGATCCGTCGACCACCCCGGAGCAGGTGGTGCACATGTCCCGGTGTGCCAGGTCGCTGGAAGTACACCGAGCAGATCACGCAGCCGATTTCCTGCATCGCTGCAAACCGGGCGCGGTGCGCGGCGGTGATTTTCTCCGTCGGTCCCATCAGGCCACCGCCGCCTGATGCTGGCGCTTGCTCGCCTCGACTCTGGCGAGCTGCGCCACGCCGATCCGCGCGTCGAGCTGCGCGAGCGTTTCGCCTGGTCGCATCGGATCGATGCCGAGGTTTCGTGCCGAGCTGTTGGCAACGCGCACCTCCCTCTCGTCCGGGCTCGTGTCAGGCCGGGCCGGCCTTGAGCCGGGCCCGTGCCGGGCACTAACCGGTTCAGATACTTGGTTAGTAAGGATAGGATTGTCCGAACCCCGTTCACCCCTCAAAGGGCCTCCGTTCACCCGTACCCCCGAACCCCGTTCGCCCCATGTGTCGTTCCGTTCACCCGTTGGGGCCGAAATCACGGGCGAACCCTGTTCAGGGGTCAGGGGTGAACGTGGTTCACCTGTGGCCGGTTCTTGATGTTTTTCCCCAACAGTGGCGCGGTCTGCAGAGGCACATTCCGCGACAGGTGAACGTGGTTCACCCCTGAACTCATCCGGCATGTCGGCGGGCAACTTCTCGATGTAGATCTGGAAGATCCACACGTAACCCCGATTGACGGGCTTCTTGCCAACCCGGGCGGTTACACCCATCTGCTCCAGGCGCAGGATCACCTTCTGGGCACCCCGCACACTGCACGAGGCACGCTGTGCGATCCGCTCCAGGGACAACCAGCACTGGTCATCCTCCCTGCTTGCGCTCTCTGCGATGGCGAGCGCCACCAGTTTCTCCGCGGCCGGCAACCACGACTCGATCACCGCCGATACATGCTTAAAAGCCATCTGACACCCCAACAAAAGAACGACGGGGCCCCGCTGATAGACTGGATGGTGTCAGCCATATCCGGTCCATCAGGAGGCCCCGCCGTGATTAAAATCAGCACTACGGTCACCGTCGACACCGCAGCTCTCGACGCTAAAACCATGCCCATCCGCTGCCCCGAATGCGGCCACGAGACGACGCAAACGTTCGGTTGGCTGAAAAGCCATGACGAGTTCACCTGTCGGTGCGGTGTGCGCATCAACATCGAAGAGGTCAGCCGGGCTATCCGGGCTTTCGTGGAGGGCCTCAGCCAGCTGGGCGGGCCGGGGGGATGACCGCAGCAGGTCGAGCAACCGCTCAAGCTCTGATGCCTCGACCCTGACCTGCAGGGTGATCTCCAGCGATCTCACTGCAGATCCTCCCAATGCGTATCAGGCAGCTGCGGATCCGGGCCGGTCGCCGCGGTGGTCCAGAGACCTTGCCACCAGGCCTTTATCTCAGCCCACAAAGGGAGACCCGCCCCATCGCCAGCAGGAGGGGGTGAACTGCTGTTGGGCAATTGCGAGGGGCGGGTCATTTGATCGGTCATGCGTGGCCACCGGGCACGAGGTGCTTCAGCGATGGCAGACGCTTGCGCAGGAACTCGGAAAGCCGGCCGGGGTACTCAGGCGGGTTCGTGAAGTCCACGCCGGGCTTGAGGCTCAACGTCCCGTCGGCATGGCGCCGGACCAGCCTTCTGGTCTCCCGCTCGTTTATGTCTACTCGGCAGCTTTTCCCCGTCATTCCGTGCTACCCCTATCGTCATGCGCCCCTGCGCTCTACCCTCAGCAGGTGAAAAAGCCGGGTTGCTTGGCCCGGCTGGTGGTGTGTCATGCGGTTTTTCGGGGCTTGCGCGCCCGCCTGTGGAACTCGATGATGGCCGCCCCGACCGAGTACGCCGGATCGGCGATCACCCCGGATTTGATCCGGTTGATGCTCGACTGGCTGACCGTGACACCGGCCAGCGCACCAACTTCCGCAGCTATGCGGGTCTCCGAATAACCACGGGACACAAGGTCTTTAACAGCTTCGCTGACTCTCATTCGGGCGAGTGTATACGATCCTGCATAATCGTCAAGTCTGTTCTGTATCTTCGGCCAGCGGTGGGAGAATGCGGATATGGATAAGCCGGGCAGAGTGCGAGAGCTTTTGATTGCCGCTGCAGCGGCGCGCGGTCTTGTGCACACCACTGGCGCGCGAAGCGGAAAGGTCAACGAGTCCGGCCTATCCAAGCTGCTGGGAATTCCACAGCCAACCGTGCACCGGTTCATCACGGGTGAGATTCGCAAGCCATCGCCGGAGCTGCTGGACGCGATGCTGGCAAAGCTCGGGGTATCGCCCGACGATCTGCTCGGGCACGCCACCGTGACGGTGACGGCAGAGGCGGCGGCCATCGCATCCCGGATCGCCGCCCTCCCCCCGACCGCCCGGCAGTGGTTCGAGCGGCACCTGTCGGCCTATGAGCGGTTTGCCACCAGCAGTCCACAGCTCGCGGAGCTACTGGTAACACCGCAGAAAGGTGACTATCTTGCGCACGAGAAGCGCATGGAGTCCGTCAGCGCGCATATGCGCGCCGGCTCAGGGCATGTGGCGAAGCGCGCGAAGTAACCCCCGGAGGAATCATGGCTCTCATCACCTGCAAAGACTGTGGAACCGACATATCACCGAGCGCGGCAGCCTGCCCGAAATGTGGCGCGCCGATCATCCAGCCGAAGCCGAAGCAGAAGACCCGTTGGTATACGTGGGTCTTTGGGGCTTTCTTCACCGCTATGGTTATAGGCATGGTCGTCGGCGGAACTGCGCCGCAGAAGAAGGAGCCGCCGCCGACACCAGCAGAAGCCGCGCAACGGGCCCAAGAAAATACGCTGGATGCTGCGGCCACCGTCGCTCTTCGTGCCTTCAAGGCAGAGACAAGGAACCCGGAACGATTCAGCGTCGATCAGGTTCTGTCGATGGACAAGACCCAAGCCGTGTGCATGAAGGTCAGGGCCGAAAACGGATTCGGCGGGCTGAATGTCGTGCAGATCGTGGTCGCTACGTCGCCGGCCTTCCGCGTCGCGACCGACGAGGACGCCGGGTTCACGAAGCTCTGGAACAAGAACTGCGCCGGGCAACCCGGCCGTGACATCACTCAAATCAGCAACAGAATGCTGAGATAGTCCGACACGCTGGGCATGGTGCCCGGTGTGGAACGAAACGAAAGCTAGCGCCCGCTAGCTTTCGTTTTTCCGCTTCCGCGCTATTCACGCTGGGACGCGGTTGGTATTTACTGCACTCCCCTGCTTTACCCGGAGTGCGACATGAAAGAAGACCCCACGATTTACCTGCGGGATACCGACCTGGCCCGCCGCTTCAACGTCCATCGGGCAACAATCTGGAATTGGGTGCGCGAGTACGGGTTCCCCCGCCCCGTCAAGTTGACAGACAGTTGCACCCGCTGGCGCGCATCGGACGTTGCCGCTTGGGAAGTCCAGCGCAGCACGCAGTCTGGCGAACTCACTGCTACCTGATAACACCCCGGCCAGCTACCACCCCCGGGCCGCGTGGGCAATCCCTTCGCGGCCTTTCTTTTTCTCTGGTCTATGCGCTCCCGTATTGACAGCCATGCGGATTCGTATATGCTCCCCTCCCATGCCTGCCGCCGGCCTCGCTCTGAGGCACCAGAGACGGACGGCAGCGAGTGGAGACGAAACGCATTGGCTGGCCCGGCCGTTCTCCTCGGGGCACCGATCAACCGGAGGAGGTGCTGATGGACGCTGACAATA